ATGTTCGCTGGTGTAGCCTTTGAGAAACATCCTGATATCGCACCTCCAAAACCTGTTATGCAGAATGTAGGAGCTGCAGCATTCATGGACGCATTAAGTATCGCAGGTAGCGTTGCTGGTATGGGTTCAGGTATGCAAGGTTGGAAAGATTTTTTAACACCTTAAGGAGCTAACAAAATGGTAAGAAATTTTTACATACCTACCAAAGTTACTGATTATGCAACTCATTGGGAAAAAGGTATAAATAGAGTACTTAAACAAATTGAAGAAGACTACCAAAATAAAGTAGCTCATTCAAAACAAGTACAAGCAGCTGACAAAGGTGTCACCAACCTTGCTTTATTAGACGCATCCTTAAAGTTCCTTGGTAAAGGAGATGAGTTTGCATCTTTGAAATCTAGTATTGTTGGAACTAAAGAAGAAAGACAAACTAAAACTGATAATAGATTAAACTTCTACACTAGATCTGCAGATGATAAAGACGCTGTTAAAAGTTTTATAAGATGGAATGAAGGCGATAAAGAAATAAGAAAAGATCATAAAAATTTTAAAGATTTCTTAAATACTAATTATGGTGCTGGTAAGATAAATAAAGAGTTATATGATATTTTATTGAAAGCTTCTGGTGGGGAGACATTAAGAATTAAAAAATGGCAAATCAACCAAAGTCTTAAAAGTGGTATTGATGCTCATCAGAAATATATATCAGGTGAAGGTCAAGAAGAATTCAAAAATTCTGGTTTAAGTAAAGATAAGCATTACTTAAAATTCATGGAAGAGAATCATCTTGCATGGTTGAACTTACCTGAAGATGCTATCACAGCTTTAGTTGCACCTGAAGCACAAAGGCAAGCTGGTAATATAAAAGAGGTCGAAAGCATTGCTTATGGTCTAGGTTCAATGACCGATAGTAATGTAGTTTTCTCAGAGACATTAGAAGCTGCAAAACCTGAACTAAAAAATAACCCTAATATTTATTCTGAAATTGTTCAAGGTAAATATGATGAAATCTATGCTCATTTAAAAACAACTCTTCCTGATATAAATACAGACACTGAAGAAGGTCGTGCTTATTTACACAATAAAACACAGAAAAGATTAACTGGATTATTGTATTCACAAGCATTTCATTTGCAATTAGATGAAGATGAAATAAAAGCTTTAAAAGAAGGTAAGATTACTAAGATTGCTTCTGGTGATAAAGGTGAATTATTATTATCTGATCTAGATTGGGATACTATTAGTAGGGGTAGGACTGATGGTATAAATTTTGAATTAAAGCAACATGAAGCTGCATTAATAGCTGAAGCAAATACAACACTAGCTACTTATTTAAAAGATCCAGAAAACTTTGATGGAGATTTATCTTTAATAGCAAAGAGTTTAGTTTCAAGAGGAATGAAAGAAGATAACCCAATAATCAAAACATTAAATACCATAAACATTGAAGACCAAGATAAGGAGTCTTATGTATCTCAAAGTAAATTATATACATCTGAATTTAAAACATTAAATAGAGCTAATCGTCAATCATTATTAGATAATAGTATTACCAACCAACCATTATGGAAAGAACTAAATACTATACATGAGAAGTTAAATGAATTTGAAGATAAAGCAGGCTTAAAGAATGGTAGTTATGAAGCTAAATCTATCAATTGGGTTAAAGAGAATAACAAAGCTTCATTAGCATCAGGAGTAGCTTTAGATCCAGATAGTCAATCTCAAATGGCTGGTGAAATAGAAAGGTTATTCTATGGTATTCATAATGATTTTATTATTAAAGCGCCAGAAGGACAGACGCCTAAAGAAACATTTTTACTTGCTGAAAGTAAATTAAAAGAAGTATTATTAAGTAAAGGTTTTTTTGAAAAAGATGAGGCTTCATCTAATGCTGGTATATATACAAGAACTAACGAAGGTAAGTATCCAGGGTTAACATCTCAATTTGAATCTAAAAAAGAATTCAATACTGGTAGTGATCATCAAACTACATATGAAGATATCAATAGAGCACTTAAAGATGAAAATATTAATACTGTCAAAGATATTGTTAATTCAGGTAAAGCTATTTCAAACGATGAATTAATAGCACTTAAACGCTTTGGGTTCAATGAAACTACTGGAAAGTTTGAACGTTACCCACCTGATATACTTATAAAAGCTCAAGTTTTAGGTGTACAACCTAGTGTGTTAGTTAAGAAAAAAATTGCAGCCTTAAAGGGCAGTAATAATCCAAAGGATAAATTACTAGTAAATATTTATGGTTTAGATGATAAGTTTGCTAAGCTTATACCTAATACAGATTTAGAAGTTCGTAAATTTATTGAACAAAATAGTGTAAGTATAATGGATTCAGATAATCTTTTATATGCTTATGAAAGAATAGGTATTCAGAATTTCTCTCCAAATATGTTAAACAAATTAATGGCTTTAGAGCAGAAGTTAGATCCAAAAGGATATAAAAAATTCAATTCAGCTAGAATAGATGCAGCTATAAAAGAGAAGAAAAGACGAGAAGATGAAAGAGTTAAAAATCTTTCTGGTATAGAGGACATAGAAGAAGGCAGACGAGGTAAGTACCAAAACTAAAAAAAAAATTAATTATGGAAACAGAAAACCAGTTTGATTTTTCCTCTATGTCCGATGACGATTTAGATGCATTAATCAATTCTGCAGAAAATCAATCAGATGAATCCACGGATAATATAACACCATCTGATATGAATGAAGAGCCTTCTACGGAAGGAATAAGAAGCATGGATCAAGTCTACCGAGACCGAATGGCTGAAGGTAAAGACCCAGGAAGACCTGGAGTTATAGGTACTGCACAGGATCTAATAGAAGGTACAGGTAGGAATTTATATGAAAATGCAGCGCCTCTTGTAGGTATATCTGATACTATTATAGATACACTTAATTTATTTGAAGCAGGACACAGTGCTAAAATACCTAAACTACCTAAATATGAAGAGGATACTACCCAAGCTCTTCGTAATATATCAGGTCTTGTAATACCAT